CATTAGCGCCGCGTTTTCGATAATGCTTATGGTCTCATTCGTGATAAACGCGATAACAGTAGCGTCCTTGATAAACGTAGAACCCATCACAATATCCAGCCTGCAAGCCATAAGTACGATAAGCATAATTACAGCTTTCTTGCATAAACCGATAAACCCCGCCTTGCTCTCAAGCGCACCGTGTAAGGTTTTCTTTGACTTTTTGAATACAGCCGCCACAATAAACCCCGTTATGTAGTCTATGCACATAAACATAACAAGGGTCGTCAGTGCCGCATCCCAACCACCGTATAATCGTGCAATAAAAGCTCCAACCACTCCTACTGTGGTACATAATACTTCTTTCAACGTTCTTCTGCCCCCTCATCTTCATTTTGAGCAGTTTCATCTCTCGGCTCCTCCAAGCTCACAGCCTGCCGCGACAAGCTAAGTGACTTTTTACCAGTCAGCACATAATCTCGCTCGTCTTTGGTTATTTTTTTAGCTTTAAGTAATGCGCTTAACCTTTTTTCGACCGCGCTTTTACTATCTCGAAAATCATAGTCAATATAGCTTTCGGGATTTTCTCTCACATCCTCTACATCTATATCGTCCGTCACTATTTCATTGTAGTCGCATTCCCAAAATCTCTCGGTCGTATCGGGCATCTTTTCTGTCTTCCATTCACCATTTAGGCAAATGAAAATATAATACATCCCGTCACGCTCCGTCACCTTAACTTTGGGCTGCTCCTCTATAAATCTTGCTTTTGTCATAATCGCTAATCACTCCTTTGCATATTTGAAATATTTTTGAGTATTTGCATCTCAACTTATAATGATTAGTCTTTTTTAATCGGCCATAAAGCGATACAAACCGCCTTGCCCGCTCTATGGATATTTTCTGCCTATTTCTAACATTATTGCAAACCCTGATATAACATCTTCTGCATTTTTTAAATGTCCGTCTTCGCAAACTTGTTTTTACCTTGAATCCATAATATCTGAACCCAAGAATATCAACAAAATCCGCTCCGCTGTTACGCTTTTCTTTGCCTTTTAAGATTTTGAACACCTTTATTCCGTCTTTTGTACGCAACCCCATCATAAGCAATTCGGCTTGTATCATATACATAGCCCTGTTCAAATCCCGCCTATTACTCCCTAAAACAAGAATATCATCCATTTGGAATAAAACGTGCTTAACAAGGTTTATTCGGCCTTTACGTTTTCTTATCCGATACATTCTTTCCGATATTCTATGATATAACTGAGCTAAATACAAACTACATAGATACTGTGATAATATAGACCCGATACTCAAACCCTGTTTATAAGTCCAAATAAGCGTATGTATCAGCCATAATAAATCAGGATTTCGGATATGTTTGAGTAGAAATTTCATTAGCAAATCACGGTCGATGCTTTCATAACACTTTCTTATATCACACTTACCCGCATATTTACATTTTTTATCCCTCAGCCACCTCTTTATAGTTTTAAACCCAAAATCCGTACCTCTGCCCTTTATGCCTGCTATCTGATACTCTCCAATATACGCAAAGAACGGTGATAAACCCTCCAACGCTACATAATCACAAACTTGTTGCTTTATACTCTGCGTTGCGATATTCCGTTCCTTGCGCGATGAGGTGTCATATTTTACATCATATTTAATCGGTAGTAAATATAGATCCTTGTCTTTGAGTTGTATTTGCAATTCCTTTGCTCTCTTGCTTATAAGCCCGTCAAGATACTCAAAATCCGTTTTTATTTTGAGCGAATATTCATCCCGCTTGCACTCGGATTTAACATCACACCCAAGTAGGTACTCCCGCACATCCTTGCGCCGTAATTTGTTTGCCAAACATTTATGTATCGCTCTTTTTATCGTCTCATAATCTGTTATATCTGTATCTTTACAATATGTTTTCATATATCACCTTTCGATTTAATAAAGAGGGTGTTCCTACCCGTACTAACCCCGAGCGCTTCCGCCCTTTATGCCGCTTAACAGATTTACGGCATAAACTCCTCTTGCAATCAATTTCGCCGTTTGGCAGGAATTTATGATGCAAATATAAATTATAGGAAATGATTGCTTTTCGTTATAATCAGTCTGTTATTAAATATGCCACAGCGTAGTACCAATGCGCATTCACAAACCCATTGTTACAATTCAAGTTCGCACAACCATCATTCGAGCCATTCCTGAGATTGCCGCTACGCACATCATAAATCCCTATCGGGGGATATCCCCCGAACCCCCTAAGAGGTGTTAATCGGCCACAGCGGAGAACCAAGGCGCATACACAAACCCAGCGTAACAATGCAAGATCGCACAACCATCAGGCGAGCCAATCCCGAGAGGGCCGCTACGCAATACCTCTCGCCACCCCGTACTCGTGTAGCGATAACAGTGATCGCCGCAGCCTTTACTATCGCTGTTACCTCTTGCAGAAGGATAGAAAGTACCGTTAGGACTTGCCACATCGCCAACCCAAAAGGCCGTTGACCCGCCGACATCTTTATCCATAGTGCCAATAAGTGTATAAGCGTTTGCTATAGTTGTCGTATCGGTACTGTGAGCCACGCCCTTTGGTGCTTGGAAAAAGTCTGTACTGTAATCTGCATTTATTCGCATAACTGTATCGCACACCACATCCCACGCTCCTATTTGTGCTTCAATACCCATAATGCGGAACGGGTGTTTGCTGTCTGTATTGCTGCCTAAACTACCGTCTCGCTTGCCTACAACCGCATCTGTACTGCCGCTCCCCCAAGGCATAGTTGATATATAAACAGGGCTTACTGCCTCCGGATAAGTTGTCGTGTGTATATCCACATTTTCGGTATTAAATGCTGAGCTTGCGGGAATGTCTAAGTACACTCCTACATAGTCGATGCCGTCCGCGGTTACAGTCTCCTTACTCAGCACTTTTGCGCTCGCCAAATAACTTCGCATAGTGGTCTGCCCTCGGTCTGTATTCAGCGTTCCGTCCGATTTTAAGCTCGCATATCCAACACAGACGTTTGAGCCGATTTCTATATTAACCGCCTGTGCCGCTGTCAACGGGAAATATGTGTGTGCCGTACTGTCCTGCACAGCCGCACTATACTGGTAGCTGTAATTTGCACAGCCCGTAAACACTGTTTGACTTGATTTGGTTGCATATTTAAGCATTATGTTGTCATAGATAAATTGCAAACGCTCATCGTCTTGCCCCCAATACCCTGCGCCCTTAGCCTGATATGCCGTCAACGCCGCATTGTGCGACACAAACAAAAGCGGAGCAACATCGGGCTGTGAGTACAAGCCGTAGTAAGCACTAAATATCATATACCCCTTGTCATTTCCGTCCTTGTCCTTCGAATTTTTCATCAACTGCAATCCTAATTCAGGATGCGGGCTGTCCGATACCGTAAGCAGTGAATAAGTGTCAAAATCCTCCCACTTGCGATACCTCGACATTACCAAACTGCCGACATCTGCCGTGCCTGTGGTCGAGTAGTTACTGTCGCCCTCTAAGGCTGTAACTATAGCAACACCGGCCGCATCTCTGACATAATTACAGCGATACCACTGGAAGACGGGGATATCTAAATAATCATCCCTGCCGATAACACTGTCCGTGCTTGGTTCTGCAACAAGTCCCGCATTGTCAAGCTGCTTAACGCACACCGTTGTGTCATTGTCCGCAAATTTGGGTATCTTGACTTGATATACTTTGCCAGTGCGCTGTGCATCGAAAAACTTTTTGACTATGGCTTCGGGGATTGCGTCAATTATCGCCGCTCCCATTTCACTTGGAAGATATGTTCCCTCGGTGCCGTTAAGCACGTTTATTGCCTCTGCAATGCTGTTTAAACTGCTTTCATTTACTAAACCTTTAGCCATTTGGGAACACCTCACTCTCATAGTCTGTGATAGCTGCTATTGCGTTATCAACGTAGGATTTCGTAATCAAACTCGTATCTGTAAACTCCGTCACGCTTGTCGTCACATCGCCTGTGAGTACACCGCCTGATTTCGGAAGGGCATTAGCGTCCTTAATATCGTAGGTAGCAGTACCATCGTTAAATTTTGTCATATCTGCCATTTTGAATCCCTCCCTTATTCAACTGTAATTGTAGTCTGTGTGCCACTAAAAGTCGCACTTGCATCTGTCACCACATTCGTATCCGATGTCATAGGCAAACTACCTGCATTGAAACTAACCGTCTCTGTTTGTGGGTCGTAACTAAATGACGGTAAACTTCCGACACTTGCTACTTCCGTTATCGTGTCTGTAGTTTTTGTAACACTCACCGTTCCCGCAGGGGTATAATCACCCGAAGCCGAGTTTTTGTAGGCTAATGCACCGAAAGCATTAGGCACTGCATCCCAATAACCGTTTGTGCCGTTCCATACAAAATCCTGATCGCCGCTCATAACCGCATCACCGTTTACCGCCGTCACGCTCACGCCATTTATGGTTATAGGGTTAGTGGTAGCCTTGTCGTACAGCACAGTAGTAGTTACGCCGATATATCTTTTTATACTGGTTAAAATATCGACCGTATTCTGCAATTCCTCTATCGTCGCATTAAGATTTCCTATAAGGTCTACCAGATTATACAGTTTTCCGTCCTCGCCAATCAGTCTGCCGCTGCGGGGGCTAAACTGCGTAATATCATATTGTGCGCCGCTTACCGGTGTTCCGCCACCAAGCATATCAACAATATTCCTCTTCTGCCCGTTTTCAGCAACCACCCTGCCACTTCTGGGACTTAACTTCGTAATATCCATTTTGAATCATCTCCTTTAATTTATGTAAATATTAAGGGTATCGTAGCCGGCGTCAAATCATTGGCCGTAAATACATATAATAAACCGGTTTGCAATCCGTTAGCCGTAAAAACAGCAACTTGTCCACCGTGTACTCTCGACGGTAAAAATCCCGTAGGCCACGGATAACCCTCATTTTGATCGTCAAGCTTCCACGCA